AAGGTATATGCAGTTGTAACTGTACCGTTCAAGGAAGCCTTGACATCGGTAGTCTCAAGATATGGGAAAGTAAAGGAATAGTTCGTGGTGGAACCATTCCCTGTATATGTATTCTCAGTGATGGCCATTGGGCTTATTTAGCGATTGACAGAAGTTCTTCAATGTTGTTTGCCTGACCCCGGTCTCCTTGTTGACGGAGCTTTCCGGAAAGTGCTTCCAGCCTTGCTTTATTATTCAGTTCCTGTAGATCTGCTGAGTCATTCATCAACTGAGTCCACGCCACCTCTTTTGCATTCTTCATGACCTGTTCAATTAACGGTACATGGAATGTTTCTGAGGCTTCATAACGACGACCTGCTGACCGATCTTCTTCCATATCCAGAATTGACTGGACAACCTGACGGTCTTTGAATAGCGTCTCAAGTTGAGCTTCAATGTTTTGCTGACTCACGTAGTACTGCCACTTAGACTTCAGGTCAGGCCTACCTTCAAGTGACTCGTTATTGGGACCAGTATTGAAAGTAAGCTTTAGATCCACCCCACTACGGAACAGCAGCTCACGAGTTGGATTAGTTGCTGGATTGATATAGAATGGATTGACTGAGTTCAACATCCGTACAATTGGTACGTTGTCATTCAACGGACGACCATTCAAAATGTCATAGCGATATGGAAGCTTGCCATCCTTACCTGCAACTAGATCAATATACAGGTTACGGTTGCGGATACCATCAACAAATCCGTCTTCCAGTTCTCTCATCCCTGGACTGAAGAGCTTACCTAATTCATTTCTCATACCAGCAAGTGGTACTTGGTTATTTGCTAGGTTGGCTGCTATTGATGGGATCTTCTGACCATTACTCGTAAACAGCTCTTGTAGCTGGAAGATTCCAGCCATGAATGTTTTGTTCGTAATGTTCTGAGCAACTAGGTAAGACAGCTTGCCAAGGTTGTTTCCTACCCACTCATCACCCATCACCTTCTGTGAATCTGCTACGTCAGCAATGAAGCTGAGCATCAGGTTGAATGGTTCAAGTGATTCGTAACTGACATACGTGTCTCCAATCTTGATAGAACGAGGCTTCCATCCAAATTGCTTCCACGACTCACGTAGCTCACGATCCGGCGGACCATTACCAGTGATATGTCCATTCAATGCCATCCATGCTGCTGTACCAACTACGCCATATCCAACAGCAACACGACCACGCATAGTGGCTTTTGCAATCTCAAGATCATTGGCTGACTTAATGCCGTACTGAAGCATTGCTGGGTCATCCCAGTTCTTGCTCATGATGTCGGCATGTTCCTTTACAAACCGGTTCAACACTGGTGTGTGTTTAGCAGTCATCTCCAAAGCGTTCACACCAGTCTTGATGAACAGCATGAATGGTTTCAGGTATGGCGCCTTGTCAAATGCATGATCAATCGCCTTAGCAAAACCCGTTAGTTCTTTGGTTAGCTTGGCCTCATCAGCTGCATATTGAGCCATCTCGTCAGAAATCTGACCATCAGCATCAAAGACTTTGCTCTCAAACTTCCGCTCTGCTTCTCGGACCAAACGATCCATATCAGCATCTGAGACAACTTTGTTAGCCGCCTTCAACTGGTCATAGGTATCAAGGTAAGCAAGTTGACGCATCCTTCCACGGCCAATTAGCTGTGAGAAGAATGTATCAGTAGCAGCCATGATCCGAGGACCATAGTTAAAGACAGGCAGCTTGTTTAGCTTATGGATGGAGTCAACAACAGTCATCATCGCTTTATCCCCATCACTTCCGTATTGGTAGTGAAAGGCTTTCAGCGCTTCAAATTCGTAGTCTCTGGTAGACATGGTGATACCACGCCAACCTTCTGCATTCTGGTTGTATGCACGGAAATCCATGACAGCTTTTTGCCATGCTTCACCAAGTGATTCCACCATCCCACCCAGTGCTGCAAACGAGCTACGTGTAATTGGATCATCTAGACCATTACCAAGTGAACCGATGATTGTGGATACAGGACGCATTACTGTTCCAAGACCTGTTCCTACAAATGCACGTACAGGAGTCTTTGGACCGCTAAGGATACTGTTAACACCCATAATCTGCATCTCATTGATCAGCTGATTACGGTATTGGGTATCTCCTTCACGGTATCCATGCAACTTACGACGCATGAACTCCTGTAAGTCTTTGAAGGTCTGCGGCTTGTGACCACCAGTAGCAGAGAAGTGGAGGAACGTCTGAAGCAGATTGTCGTCTACATCATTACGGAGCAGTGTTTTTAGTGTCTCAACTTCTGCAGCGACAGCATCAGATGCGTATGTTCTTACAGTAATGTCATCAATCGTGGTCCCAACGTCTTCTTTGAAACGTCGCAGGTTCCAGCTTGACATCATGCTGGTCTCTTTTCGCATACGACCAAGCGTGGCATAGCGAGCCATGATGCCATCCAAAATGCTTCCAGGTGCTGCCACATCAACTTGATCAGACACGGACAATGCAGCCCTAGAAAGATCGCGGGCACCTGTTAAGAGCTGACCTATTACAAGATCAGTGGCAACAAGCTGGGCATGGTTCAGGATGTTCACACCTTCAATCTTGCTTTCCTTGTCAGCACCATCTAAAAACCGCAAAGAATCAACAAACTCTGTTAGCTGTTCTGGTGCAACATCAATGATTCGGCTATGACCAGAGTCATCAAGAAAATCTTGAACGACACCAGCCATCTCTTTGAAATCTTCTTTGATGTCAGTCGGTGTGTTGCGACCTCCATATAACTCCTGATACATCGGATCAGCAACAAAGCCATCAGCAAGTTTGTCGATCTCTTCTTGAGTCATGCCAGGAGCTGCATACTCCATACGACGGATTTGTGCTTCACTTAATGGACCACGTGGAGCTCCATCACGTTGTGGCCATTCATTACGAATGCGGATCTGGTCCCTAACGCCTTTCAGAGGAACAGTTGTATTGGTTAGTGCCTGGTGATCAGTCACATCACCACCATCCATATACGCAGGGTTCTCCCGAGGAGTACCTACCTCAAGATCATCCAGTAGCTGCTCTTCTGCAACTTCAAGGTTTGCTGCACCTTGCTTTTCAGCACGTCGTGTGAAGTCACGTTCACCCCAGTCCACTCCTTTTGTACCAGCCAGGGCCTTGGCCTGAGCTAGTTGTTCTGATTCATCCAGCTTGGTCCAAGGGTTTGATCCATCCTTATTCACAAACTTTCGCCACTCAGCGAATGTTGGAACCTTGCCTTCCAAATTGGTTGGTAGTGTCCCTTCTTCTACAAGCTTGTTGTAAGATGCTTCTTCAAAGTTCTGACGTGCTTCAGCCATCAATACTTGACCTTTGCGGTCATATTCCAGTTCAGCAGTACGATCTACTGCATCCTGTAGTTTGCTTACATTTGTTGAAGCTGCAGGGTCAGTTACGCGAGCTTTTGCCTTGCCTAGGTTTGACTTAAACCCACGAGCAGCAGCTCCTACTCCTTCAAGAGCTACATCAGCAATAGCACCAAGGCCTAACCCTTCAAATACATTGTAGAAACTTCTCTGTGCTGGAGACATGTCATCTGTTGTGGCAATAGGAGCCAGAACATTTGACCACTCAGGTTTTACTTCAAGAATTGCAGCAGCAACATTACTCTGTTGGGACTGATTACTAATCACATCATATGTTGCACCAGCAGCAGCACTACCAGCAATCCTTCCAACAGTAGTTGCTTTCCCAGCTGCATTAACAAGACCACCAGCCTTAGCTAGACCTTGTACCCCTTTAATACCCCAACCAATCTTGCCGACACCAACAGCACCACCAATAAATTCAACACCTGTACGGATCACATTACCCCACGTTGTACGTGTGATGGGTTTATCTGTGATCAACCAAGGCGCTTTGAATTCATACGGATTCTCTGGGTTGTCTTGTTTGTAGAAGTTGGGATCAAAGAACTTAGGGATAGAGCCAACACTATTGTAGATGTCAACAGCACCACCTACAACTGCATTACCAAGTTCTTGAGCATTTTCCATTACTCCAAACTTCTTCGGATCCATTGTCTCGAAAGACGACTTCATCGATCCATCTGGATTTAGCTTCTTCTTGTAATCAGCCTGTGCTGCTGCTTCTTGTTGAGCGGCTTTTTGTTTTTCCTGTTCGGCAATAGCCTCTTCTTGTTTGACCTTTTCGGTTACATCATATTGATCCAATGCCTGTTGGCTTACCTCCAGGTCATTGGGTCCATCAATTCCATAAATGTTCATTGAACAGCTGTCCCATGAAGGAAGTTAAATCGGCGACCATCAGGCAACGCAATCGTTAACTGATCACCGTGTTCTGTTTTACGTGATGCAATCATTCGTGCACCATTGCGCAGCACTACTGGCGTACCAGCAGGAACTGCATAATCCCAACCAGCGTGTGATCCATAACTTCTTGGTGCACCAAAACGTCCACCACTTACGGTCACACCTGTTGATAAAGGCTGAATACCTTTTGGCGTCTGAAATGCAATAAAGTTATCGAGTGACTCACGTCCAAAATAACTACCAGTCTCTTGCTTCACGTCAAGGTGAGCACCTGTAGATGTGGGTCCAATATTGCCAACCTTATAGACAATCTCCTGCCTCATATTGTTCACATCAAAACGTGGGTTGTTGATGTTTGCCCGTGTTTGGTTCAGAGCATTGGCTACTTGTGATGCCGGAAGGTTCTGTAATCCAATCCAGACCTGTCCCATTCCTTTAACAGCATTGTTGACATCACCCCCTCTAAAGAAGGATCCAACACGCTCATTCATGTATTTAATGGCTAGTCTGTCTTGTGTTGCTTCATCAAAGCGATCACTACGGCTTACTACCCCACGATCAACCAAGCTTTTAAGTGTTACACCAATGAACTGATACCTACCAACAGCATGAAGCTGATTACTGGCTTGCATGTCCATGATCTCCCCAACACTCATTTGAATGAGAGGCCGACCAAACTGGGATGTGCCGGTACTGGAACCAATAGCTACATGTCCGTTTGCACGACCACCCCGATTCAGTGCGTCATAACCTTTGTACTTCTGATCAGTACCTTGCGATTCCTTGCTTGCAATCAAGTCAAGAATCGGTTTGTAGGGCTGTGCAGTGCCACCACCACCAGCAGTCAGATATGAAGCACGAGCAGTACGTGCAAGCGATGGTCGGTTAGTGAGAAGACGCTGCAACTCTGGACGAACATATTGCATCATGTTCATCTCCGGAGGTCGTGTCAGCTTTGGTTTCCCTGCTAGATCAAGTTGACGATCCATGATCTCGAATGGATCAAGACCTGGATACATTGAAGACAACTGCCAGATTGCAGGTGGAATGGAGCCACCATTGCCAACAGCTTGGACTGCTTTGATCTCACTTGCGTTCAGAATCAGTCGGTTACGAATTACATTACGATCAGCAGTTACCGTATCTTTGAGTTGACCAGCACGAGCACGTTGAGCGCGTTGACCTGTGTCATTACCGAGAATTGTGAAACCGGCACCATTGCCGACAATCGGTTGACGAGAATTAGGATCTAGTTTTCGAGCATATCGCCCCTGACCTTGCACCCCTTTATTAATCTCAGCGACAACTTCTAGTCCCGCTTTCTGATAAGCAGAAGTTGAATCAGCACCTTCTGCAATCATTCGCCGTGCACGTTCTTCGACATCCTGATGAACGTAGCCTTTCATTAAATAGAACAGTGATCCTTGGTTTGCAGAGGCAAGCGTACCAAGTGTCTCCTTTAATGCAGCCTCACCTGAAGCTTTTGCTGAGTTTGCTGATTCCTTGTTAGTACTTTCTTGTTGCTTAGCCTGCTCTCTATAGGCAAGACGCAGTTTCGTCGAGAATCTACCACTATTTAGGTACGTCATTGTCAGGCGACCATCAGCCACCATCTGATCCAATACCTGCTTACCATTTTCATCAGCAAGTTCTTCAGAAGATCGCAGCCCTTGAATCCAAGACGGTGGTGGTTCAAGAAATCTGTTCTGCCATTCTTGTTCAATAGCATCAACTTCCATTTGGCTGTATGGACCACGTTCTGCCTGAAGTTTGATGACTTCTTCTTGGTATTGCTTCTGCTCCATTTCTTTGTCAACCTGACCGTCTCGATAGACGCCTAGGTTGTATTCACGGAGTGCTTTACGAAGAGTACCTACTTCACCTTTATACAAGTCACCAAAGCGTTGAGCCGTATTGGATCCGTTGAGTGTGACTCCATAGTTTTCCAGATCTGTCAGATCATTGGTAGTGAACTCACCATTGTTAATGGCATCCTTCAAGTACTCCATAGCAGCAAGCCGCTGGTTACGAAGTCCTACCTTTGACCCACCACCTGTCCTTTGCACCCAACTCCAAATTCCTTCAGGCCCATTCGCCTTCCAGTCAGTGAATAGCTCAGATCTCAATCGATCTTGGTATTCAGCCGCTAAAGCTTTTTGCCGTTGATTTGCAAATGCAGTACGTTCTTGTGCTTCAGTTTCTCGAATACCGGGATATAGGTACTTATCAAGGAACTTGTTATCAATACCAACGTATTGCTTCAGGTATTCAGTTCTGATCTGTGCATTGATTGCAGCCCATGCCTCTGGTCCTGCATTAACAGCTGTTGCTAATGTGATCTTTTGACCGTTGATGTCAAACTCACGATCAGCATTCTCTGCCCTATAGCTTGCATAACCTTCGGCTCCATCAAGAGCCCAAGCCTGCATGGCACCATACCAACGCCTACCAGACAAGCCACGTATTGCAGCAATTTGTTCAGCCGATACACCACGCTCTTGTAGCTGTAAAGCCAGGTTGTTGTATGCCTGATCCTTTGCATCTAGCTCTGCTTCACCAGCACGAAGCTTCAATGCTTCTTGGTAATTGATACCACTGTCTACGACAATGTTCTTACCAGCTAGCTCATCAGCTTCAGCTCGCTGTTCACTGTAATCAGTGACCATCTTACCGATTGTTGCTGATAGACCAGCAAGACTGCGCATGTTCTTTTCTACATCTGCAGTATCTCGATTTGAATCTTCGATTCTAGTCTGATAGTTCTGCAGTGCTGCCTTTTGGTATTGAGACCTAAAGCTATCCTCTAGGTTCTTGTTGGCATCACGTTGCCGTTGCTCATTAGCATTCTTTGATTCAAGCGCCGATAAATACTCTGACCTATTGCGACGATCTTGTTCCTGAACAGCCCTCATGCCACTTATGACACGTTGCCCTTCCTGAAAGATTCGTGCTGTTTGATCAGGTGCTTTAATCGGGTCAAAACCAGTACGTTGGGCGTACCCTTTGTACGATACTTGTTCCATTTAGTTCCCTTATTTAGACCAGTTAATACCGCTAGCAAATGTGCCAAGTGCTCCTGCAAGATCAGCACCAAATGATCCAGATGCTGTACCACGCATGGGAGCTGGTGGTTTCTTCGGTTTCTGAACCTTCTGGAAGATAGACCTTGGAAGTGGAATTGGTTTTGGCAGTGCAGGAGCCACTTCTGGCTTGAGCATTCTGTTTGCATCTGCCTGAAGATCAGCACCATACTTGTCTGCTGCAATCTTCCGTAGATTCACATTGTATTGCTTCTCTGCACTTACTAATGATTCTGCAAGAATTGCTTGGTTCCTACCAGACTGAGCAAGAACACTCTGAATGGTCTTTGCTACTGACCTACCTGACTGTCCACGAGCAACTGCTTTACCATCTTCCTCCAATACCTTTACAAACAAGTCTTGGTGTTCAAATGCTGTTGCAGTACGCTGTTCTTCAAGGAATCTGTTTTCTGATTCCATTGCTACTTGAGCCGCAATGTTGTTGAAGTTTAGCTGTTGCTTGAAGGTCTGCTCAGACTTATTGTACGCACGCATCTGCATGCCGTCTTCGTAGTCACGAATAGCCATGCTGTGGTTGTAATCATTCTGAGCAGTAGCTTCTCTCCATCCAAGTTCAGCGTTCTCATTGGCAATAGCGATGTCACGACTACGTTGTGCGTACTTGTAGTCCCGCTTTGCCTGTCGAACGTTATACTGATAGACCTTCTTGTCGTAGGCATACTGGCGGTCTAGAGCTGCTTGCTGCGACCTATTGTTTGCAGAACTTCCAAATAGACCAGCTATTGAACTTATCCCGCTGGATATTAGAGACCCAGTAAACGGATCTATTGCCATCAAGTCCTCCTATAATAACGTGGTGAATAATTACCTTCCCACATCATTGATGTAAGTGATACGGGGAATGGTGAGTCACTAAAGACTCGTAAGGTGAAGTTTGTATTTCGTTGGTGAATGGGAAGTGTATAAACAGTCTGTTCGTTCAGCGGTACATCATTACCAAGGTAATAATCTGCGTCTTGAATCGACTGAACGTCATACCATTCAGCAGCGCCTTGTGCATTGAGCTTAAAGCCGATATTACTAGACAAACCAACAGAGAACTTGGCTCGTGCAACGGTTAGGTTTGCCGTATAATCAGCGTTCTTCTCCCCGATCTGATAATAGAAGCGAGGAAGCTGAACGTCAAAGTCATACTTGAAACCAAGGTAGACAGTAGATGCAGCACCCGAATAGTCGTCACCTTGAAATTCAAAGTAAGGGTTACCGTCATTACCACGTGTGGGTGTCAACGTGAAACCTGATTCACCAGTGTTGGCTGGATCAGCAATGACAACAGCTGGACTAAGACCTGTTATATCTTTGTATCTCAGATAACACCGGTTAAGCTTTGTTGTAGCGTTATACGTGATACTAGATGGTGTTGCGTATTGATCCAGACACAGCTGAACCACCTGACCACTATCGGTACGAAGGATGGCATCATCAGGTGTTTGGGTCAAGTTGGCTTTATTAAGGGTGTACTGACCAGACTGGTATGTAACGATGTAGGTATCATCACCATCAACAGTCAGGAAGTTAACATTCCCCTGCATCTTCCAATTGAACCATGTCTGCATCACAGTCTCATCACCCACAACATATGTACGAAAGAAGTACACATAAGGTGTACTAGGGCCATACATTGCAAAGAACGAGTTCTGTGGTGAAGCAATTAGATCAGTGACAGTATCAGGAACCCACTCAGACACAATCCTGCCAATATCAAGTACATCTGGATTCTCCTGTTGTCCACGGGTAGCCATTGCATAAATTCTGGTATAACCTGGTGACTTATTCAGAAACACCATGTTAGTACCAACATCAACTGGATCTATTGTGTCTTCGTTGTCGTAGTTAGCAATCGTCCTGATGACTGTACTCGTTGGGGTAAGAATACCGTCGTCAGAATACATCAGGAACTGCTGAGCTTTACTGAACAGAACAAGACCCTGAGCAGCTGGTAGAACCGCATGAAGAACAGCAGGTCTGAGACTTGAGCAACTAAGATCCACAGGATCATTAGCTGTCTGTGTCAGTGCAGAGACACTGTAGAAGTTATAGAACTCACCACTTTGACTAAGTGACACATTATCCTGAGTCAGGAAGCCAAGTCTGTTGTTATGAAAGAAGGCTTGCTGAATCGTAGTGCCGACAAAGCTTGGGTGTTCATTGGTAATGTCATCACCTACTAAGCGGTTCTCCCAAGGAATTGTTCCGAAGGTAAATGTGTTTAATGCTGTGTTAACCAGCTGGTGAGGCATCGTAGATGCAGTAAGACCAAGAGAAACATTAGGTGCTACTGTTTCTTCCCAGATTCCCTTACCAGATACACCATTCTCTGCTACAAACTTGGCATAGTAGGTGTCTTCCTTCGACACAGTATTGTTGATCTTGACAACACGACCCTCTACTGACTGTGCTGGTAGCTGTGCGAAGTTATCAACTTCATCTTGAAAGACTTTAAGCTCTTCACTGCTGATACCACCTTTGGCTGTTGCTGTGAATGAGCTGGTTCTACTGAGTTCAATTGACCCTTTGTACTGAGTGATTGTCAGACCAAGGCTGTTTGCAGTGTTGATTGTGACAAGGTTGTTGTAGATCTGAGTTAATACATCTTCAGCATTCAATACCTTGTTGTTTGTTGTGCTGTTATTGGTGCCAGGTTCAGCATTCTTTGTTACATAAGATGCTGTTGTATATGTTGTCGCTCCTACCTTGATTGACACCGAATACTCTGCACCGTACTCAGCACTAAACAACCTGATGGTTGCTTTGGTATTGGCAGTAAATGCTGGTGCTGCAAGAGTAGTGACAACCTTTTGCTTGTTGACAACAATGGTTGTGTCTTGAACGGTAAGAACCTGGATGCTATCCTTTGCTGTGGAGGTTCCGTAGGTAAGGTAGCTAGCACCACTATTGGTGACAGTGACTGTAGCTGTTGGGTCTAGTACATTCCAGATCTTGATGTTAGCACCGTAGATAACTCCGATGTACTGCTCCAATGGATCACGGTTAATGTAAAACCATTTACCGTTGAGATATTCGTTGGTTGTAGACGACAGGTTTGCCAACCACTTTGTACCTGGTCTTTTACTTAGCCCAAAGGTTGGATCTGGATATGAGTTGATTGCTTCTCTGACCTGACCAGGAACTTTCTTGTCATCTGGTTGTTTTGATACACCACCTAAGAAGTTAGGGATTCGTTGAGTTACTGCAGCCATCAGCGATACAATGCCTTATAGGGTTCATAACTGTTGTAGTAGTTAGCACCACGAGGATGACCAAAGAATGTGTAGTCACCTTGATTGCACTCATATTCCAGAGCCATTGCTCGTGTATATGCTTCTCGTTGTTGTAGCATCTGATATTGATTGGTATCACCGACGATGCGGCTAGAAACAATACTTGCAGACCTGGCAACGATGTAGTCTTGGATGGGAATAGGAAGGTCAATCCAGTCGAAGTACCACAACACATCACAGTACATAGTTTCTGTGAACTCAAAGCTATGTGCTGTTCGGTCGTAAAGCTTACCGCTCCTTCGTACAACGTCTTTATCTCGATACTCTGTGGTTAGATCGAGTTGAAGAACATTGCTTGGTATCAGAATTTGATTATTTGTATCTGGTTCAAATGGGTAATTATATTCAACATTATATGTCCAGCCTTCAGCCTGTACCTCACGTGACACCTGAATCAGAGTGTCATAGGCAATCGCAACGTCCGGGTTGGTTTGATCTAGGGTAGTTACAGGCGCCTGACCAACTGACGCCAGAATTTCATTAACAGCTTGAAGCTCGGTCTGAGCGTTAGTGGTTGGAAACGGCATAACAGAAACGTTATATGCAATGGAAATAAAAAGGGGACCCAGTGAAGGATCCCCCGAATAGATCAGGCAGTACGGCTAGCGTCAAGTGCCGGAGAATCCGACTCAACACCAGAGTATGCAAAGCGAAGACCTTGGGTCTCCGAGAACACCTTCGATGCAGTCGTCGGTGCAGATTTGCTGGTACGTGCTACGGAACGACGAACAGCGTGGTTGTCAGAGACAGCCAGGTTGCCGTTATCGGTGTAGGCAGTACCATATGCGCCAGTGATGGTGCGTGCTGCAAAATCAGCAACACCTGCAACACCGTTACCACCAGCAGCAACAGAAAGATTAGCCATTGATTACCTCAGTTGGTATAAGAAACAGTATCAACCCTGAAGGTGGCTGCAGTAGTACCGGCAACCGACAGCACATCACCAACACGATAACCATCACCACCTGCAGCAACAGTCTGACCAGTTACTACACCATCGGTGACAGTAGTGGTAAGAGTGCAGCCAGTGCCATTGATGTTGTCATCAGTAGTAGCTTTTGTTCCAGCAGTCTGACCAGTACCACCAGTCAGGCGGGTGACACTTACAACAGTGCCGCCTTCACGACCAGGTTCAATAGGAGGACGCATGTAGGCCGTAGTACTTGTGGTGACGCCTACACCATCAGAAGGAGCGAATCCCATTGTCGTTCTCCTTTATCAGGAACGAGCCGACCGCAGCTCAATAGCAGCAGCAGGATTCAGGGTGCCACAACCCATGGCAAGACGACCAACAATGATGTCACCTTGGTACATGGTGCGCACGTCAGAACCGGTGGTCTGCACTTGAGGACCAATTGCCTCAACCACACCAGCAGCATCTTTGTGGTAGATCAGACCACAGTGAGTGCTGAAGTCACCAGAATAGTTGTTGTTCTCGCCGTTGACAGAAGCAATGTTGCCAGCCAGGAAGGGGAGGTTGTTGGAACGCTTGATGGGAATACCAGCGATCTCGTAGAGACCATCACCACTGGTCAGACTTCCTTGGTTGTTACCGTAGTCACGGTTCAGGATGTTGGAATCAACCTGGCTGATCAGTGCATAGTACTGACGGGGAGACAGCACAGCCATACGACCCTGCTTAGGCAGGTTCTTTTCATCCATGATTGATGCAGCTTCAAAGAAGGCATCAACCAAGGCTTGAGCGTCGTACTCTTTCTGCACACCCAGTTGAATAATGCTACCGCCGGGCTCAGGACCAGGAGCAGCAGTGATGGGGTGAGTCTCGCTAGCAGCTTTAGCGATCTGACGGAAGATCTTTTTGTCGTAAGCCTCAGCCAGAGCGTGGCCGATCTTAGCGGCGATTTCCGAACGCAGGCTGTAGTGAGCCAGGGTCTCATCGAGGTCATACACAAAGGCAGAACTCACGAGAAGGTCATCACAGACAATGGTCTTTTCAGCCACCGGAGGATCACCACTACCAAGAATCGGAGTACCGGGTTCGTGGTAGGCAGCTTCCATGCGGCCAGTAAAGATGAACTGCATTGCCTTTCCATTTTTCAGGGTCCGGCTTTGCACGGTGCCTTTGGCGATGGTGGCGCTTTCATACGCCTTGAACATTTCGCCAGAGAACAGTTTCAGATAAGTTGCATACTTGGTATCGTAAGCAGTACCAAGAGCAAGAGGAGTGGCCGACGTATTATTTACGCGACCTACAGGAGTAACAAGAGTGTTAGCCACAATAGTAAAGAGAGAGTTGTTTGTGTAGAGTCTCTCTAAGCGCTTAGATGTTATTAGATTGTATTGTCGTCTCTCCGACTGTCATGACTAAAGGTTGTCGGTCGTAACCGGCCAATAGTCAATAAGAGCAGGGTCCGACACTGAGGTGCCCTGCTCCAACCACATTGCTGTGGATTTCAGCCCGAGTTAGCGGGAACTATTTCTTAGCAGTCTTGGCAGACTGTTTAAATTGTTTAGCCGTAGGAGCACCAGCAGAGCCGGGCTTCCTCATCTTCTCACCAGAACCATTCTTGATGCGAAGACGTTTGGCGTGGATGTTGGCGTAGAGTCCAGGTTTAGCCATCAGCCAATCACCGGAGCTACTAGAGCAACAGGAGTTACTTCAGCAGTTGCAAGGTCAAGTGGGAAGTTATGAGCATTACGCTCATGCATTACCTCAAAGCCGAGGTTAGCACGATTGAGAACATCAGCCCAAGTGTTAACGATGCGACCATTGCCATCCAAAAGTGATTGGTTAAAGTTGAAACCATTCAGGTTAAACGCCATAGTAGATACGCCAAGAGCAGCGAACCAAATACCCACCACTGGCCAAGCAGCAAGGAAGAAATGGAGACTACGGCTATTATTAAAACTTGCGTATTGGAAAATGAG